TTGTAATGGTAATAATGCAAGTAAAGCAAGCAAAGCCATTATGACAGAGCTTAAAAAATACAAATAAGAAGGAAGGTAAAATTTATGGAAAAGAAAGTAAAATACGTTGAACCAAAAAGTTATTTCAATGCTGATATGATGAAAGCAGCAAAGGAATGGGACAAGAAAAATAAAGAAAGTGCAAAGAAGTCAGCACCTAAGAAGAAATAAGGTGATGTTATGGAAGAACAAGCACTACACGAAATGCAACGATTGAAAGAACTTTTAATTGAGTTTGGAATATCAGAAAAAAAGGTTATGATGCTGGACCCAGTAATAGAAAACACAGCATGGATGAAGGTAAAATTAGATGAAGCAAGAGAGGTTGTCCAGGAATCAAGTGTTGTTATTTCTTATGATAACGGCGGTGGACAGACAGGAATTAGGGAAAACCCTATTTTCAAGGGTTACGAAGCTCTTTGGAAGTCGTATATGTCTGGAATGAATATAATTTTAAACGCGTTACCAAAGGAAGTTGTCGAAAAAGAAGCAGACAAAGTTATTGAAGCAAGAACAATGCTTGAAATAGTAAGAGACAAGCACAAAAGGAAAGCATGACAGGCGCACAAGAACCAAGAATTAAGGTAGAGCCGCACAGACTATCAACAGATGGTACTGATGCGGTTCTTTTAATGACAGAATACGGATATAGTTTGGATGAGTGGCAAAAAACAGTTATAGACTGTTGGCTAGGAAGGGATGAAAACGACAAGTATAATATTACTTCCGCAGGTTTAGCATTGCCGCGACAAAACGGAAAAAACGTGTGTTTAGAAGCGCGTGAGTTTTTCGGCCTTGTAATAAATGGCGAAAAAATATTACACACCGCACACCAGGTAAGAACTTCCAAAAAGTCATTCCGAAGACTTGCGGCAATGTTTACCGATAAGAAACACCCGGAAATAACAGATATAGTAAAAAATATCAGATATACAAATGGTGAAGAGTGTATAGAACTGGATAACGGCGGCGTTATTGAGTTTTCAGCACGTTCAAGACAGGCAGCACGTGGATTTGATGGTATTTCTGTTGTTGTTTATGACGAAGCTCAGGAACTAACAGACGACCAAGTAGAAGCAATCATGGCTACACTGTCAGCTTCAAGCACTGGCACAAGACAGATTATTTATACCGGTACCCCACCATATCCTGGTTGTCCTGGTGATGTTTTTAGGCGTAGAAGAACGATATGTTTAAATGACCCAGGAAAGCACGATTCGTGGCATGAATGGTCCGTAGAAGGACAGTCAATAACAGATATAAATGTTTCTGATACCAACTTATGGTACATGACAAACCCAGCACTTGGAATAAGACTTTCAGAAGAATTTACTAATGAAGAATGTCGTTCAATGAGTGCGGACGGTTTTGCACGTGAAAGGCTTGGTTGGTGGAGTCCAGTCTTAACTGAAGCAAGCAACAAAGCCTTGAACGAAGGCGCTTGGAAAAAGTGCATGTCTGAAGAAGAAAAACCGGAAGGAAAAACGGCTTATGGCGTTAAATTTAGCGTTGACGGCACAGAAGTTGCACTTGCTGGTGCTGTTATTGGAATTGACGGAAAAAGCCGTATTTCACTTATAAAACGCGAACCAACGGCCAAAGGGATGAAATGGCTTTCCGACTGGCTTAATCAGCGCGCAACTAAAGCATGTTGCGTTGTTATAGATGGAAGAAATGGCGTTGATGTTTTAATCGAGCGCATTTCTGAAGAATGGAAATATAAAGGTTCAGTGGTGCGACCATCAGTTAAAGAAATTGTTGCAGCTGCCGGCCTTGTAAATAATGAAGTAAACGAAAACAATTTAACATGGTATAAATTGCAAGAAGACTTAAACGATTCCGCACTTAGTTCCGTCAAACGTTCTATTGGTGGTGGTTGGGGCTTCGGTGGCGACAATTCAACGCCAATTGAAGCATGTTCTCTTGCATTATGGGGTGTTAAGAATAGCAAACGCGACCCAAGCAAAAAAATGCGGATAGGGTAACAGGAGTTATTAGAAATGCAAATTAGTTTTTCAGCTATTGAGGGGCTTCCAGAAAAGGAACATGAAAAGTTATTGGATTTAGTGGAAGTTTTCAACTATCACGAAAACAAAAACGAATTAAAAGAAAAGTATTATGAAGGCGCTGTAACATTAAGTGATGTTAATTTAGGTATTGCACTTCCACAAGCAATTAAAAATTTATCAATTGGTTGTGAATGGGGTGCAAAAACAGTTGATGTGCTTGCTTCCAGGTCTATGTTTGACGGCTTTGTATCATCTAAGGGCGAAGACGTAACTACACTAACCAATTTAATGGATGATAACAGCTTTATTAGTCAGTATATAAAAGCATGTAAAGACGAATTAAAATTCGGTTGTACATTCGCAACACTTTCAGCAGATAACAATATTGGTTGCAGAATTAGATTCCATTCACCACAGACAGCAGCGGCCTTGTGGAACGGCGAAAAAGGCAGAATTGATTATGGTATGGCAATAATTGATACTGTTGCGGATGATAAGGACAATGGGACCTGGTCGCCTTCTCATATTAATTTATATACTGATACGGATATTTGGGAATTAGTAAGAGACAAAGACAGCAATTATTGGACAGCCACGCGCCACCCGCACATTATGGGGCGCCCACTTATGGTTGCAATGATTTGGAACGGCACAAGCAAAAAGCCTTTTGGACGTTCGCGAATTAAGAAAGCCGTAAGAGCTTTAATTGATGGTTATATTCGTACAATTGCAAATGCAGCAATTGCACTTGAATTTGACACTGCTCCACAGAAGTACATTTTGGGGGTTACAGATGAGCAGTACGATATTATTGTTTCTGATAAGTTTAAGCAGTATGTTGGCTCAATCATAGCAGCTACACAGAACCCGGAGACAGGACAGAACCCACAGTTCGGACAGCTTCCACAAGGTTCGTTAGCACCACATGTTGAAATGATTCGAATTCTAGCAACTCAGTTTTCAGCGGCTACTGGTTTGACTGTTGCTGATACTGGCGTTGTTAATGATGCTAACCCAACTTCGTCAGAAGCAATAATTGCACAAAGTCAGACATTAATTGTATTGGCCGAGCAGCTTAATAAGTCAAATGGTGATGCACTCAGGTTAATTGCTCTTATGGCGGAAGCAGTTATTAGAAATGTATCATTAGAAGAATTAACAGAGGAAGAAAGAAGCATAATTGCACACTTTAAAAACCCAGCAATGCCAAGCGTTAGTTCAACGGCAGATGCAGCAATAAAAATTGCTTCATCAAGACAAGGCTTTTCGAGTACAGATACATTCCTGGAAATGATAGGATTTAGTCAGGCAGATATAAGAAGAATTAGAGCAGAAGAACAGAAAGCCAGGGGCCAGCAAGTTCTTACAGAAATTGAAGAATGACAATATCAAAAAAAGACTGGACAAACTACATACGACGTCTTTCCAGATTATCAATCACGGCGGGCCAATTAATGACACGTTGGATTGAAAAGAACGGAATTGATGATATAAACGCACTGATTGAATATGCACATGCTTTAATTACAAAGTATGGAGAGGGCGGCGCTGCATTAGCATGCCAATTATATGATGCAATTGCAGAATTGCAAAACGTGGCAGTTGATGCAGCTATTCCGGCAGAAACCGCAAGCATAAACGAAGTTGCAAAAGCAATAAATGGAGTTATGAAACAATCACCTTCTGGACAACTTATAGAAACAGTTGTTCAAAGACTTGTCAAACAAGCAAGCGCAGATACAACAATAAAAAATGCTATTAGAGACAAAATAGAATTTGCTTGGATTCCATTCGGTGACAATTGCGCATTTTGTATTACTTTAGCTTCAAGAGGGTGGCAAAAGGTATCGGATAAAGCATTAAAAAATGGACATGCCGAACATATTCATTCTCATTGTGATTGTCAATATGCGATAAGGTTTAGTAAAAACTTTAATATATCTGGATATGAACCGGAGAAATATTTAGATATGTATAACTCATATGATGGAACGCCACAAGAAAAAATAAACGCTATGCGCCGTGATGCATACGAAGTAAACAAAGACTTCATAAACGAACAAAAACGCGCAGCATATGCAATAAGAACCGGTAAAGAGGAAGCCTAAAAGGCTTCTTTTTTATATATGGCAACATGTGCCTAAAACATGGAATAAAACACTCACAGAGGAAAGGAAAGTAAAAATGGAAACTGTAAATCAGGAAAACGTTACTGATAACGTAGAAAATCAGGAAGAACGCACATTCACGCAGTCGGAGTTAGATGCAATCGTATCAGACAGGCTAAAGAGAGACAGAGCAAAATATGCAGATTATGAAGCAATAAAGGAAAAAGCTTCAAAGTATGAT